CGCCGGGGCTGCCGCCGGGGAGACCGGGCTCGGGGTCGAAGCTTGGATCTGCTGGTTCATAGCTACCCGAGTAAGTTAGTTCCTCTGCGAGGTGATCAAATGTCCTGTAAAGGAGGGGTGTGATATTCAGTCTAGGATCAGCCGCTAGAGGTTGATTAGGCGCAAGAGGATGCGGAGACTGTAACATCTGGCTTAATAATACCAGAAATTGTTGCATTGCCGACTGTGTTTGTTGAACCATTCTGAAAGGGAATCCTTTCAACATTTCGGCTCGCTCAGAGTCAGTTTTCTCGGGGAAAAGAAACTTCAGAGCTTCAACACTGTCGACACCTAATTCCTGTAAGTTACGAACAACAATAGATTTTTGATTGATGTCGTAAGCGGTGTCCTCATAAACATCACCCTGGAAACGATAAGTTACCTCTCGATCTCCGTCTTCAGGAAGGCCCACGACCCCTGGAGGGACTGCATTTTCCTGAAGTGCCTCTCGGATCGATTGAGTAACTTTGGCCTCAAACTTAGCCAGAGCGCGTTGATATTTCTCAACACTCTCTTCTGTTTCCTCTTTAGGTGGTTTGGGTTCTTTTAACCCCGACGCAGCAATAAACGACTCGCGGAAAATCGTTTCTTGGTGGTACAACATCATCTCTAAGAGACGGTTGAAACCATAAGTAAGGAACGATTTGTTCTTCCTTAGAGCCGTGGCCTGCGCCCGACCCATGAGACCTTTAATCTCAGTCGCGGTTGCACCGGCAGAGATTGAAATCTCATCCACACCGCCTAAAGCTGTGCGAATTTCCTCCCGAAGAAGGAGGGTGTACCGGTTCATGTCCCCGTTCACAGGGTCCGGGGTCATGTAGCCGACCCGGTCGGAGGGCTCTACGTTCGCGATGATTCGTGGGACGCGGAGACCCGAACCCATATTCGTTCCGAACGGCTCGCTTACACGAGTCGAAGGTTGAGTCGCACCTGCAAAACCACTCTGACTACTAATGGTTGGGCGAAAAGTGCTCTGAGTATCGTTCGCTTCGACAAGATCGCTACGAGGACGCGAACTAATCAGCGTGGGGTTACCAAAGAACTCGATGTTCTTAGCGATATTACGAGTCAGTTGATCATGGAGAACGATCTGCTCCATGAAAGGATCAAATTCTCCTTCTCCCTCTGTACCACTGGCGTTTGGTTTGTTGAGTACCTCAACAGCAGGGATGAAACCGAGGGTGTTAGGTCTCTTTTTCGACGGAGTTAATACCGTCCCCGGTTCCAGGTCAAAACTGATTTCGGAGTCTGTTTCGACTTCACTGATTTCGTCGGCTGTAATCGCCAGACGCACATAACGCTTGTTGGCGTTAGCAGTATTGCTCGGAAGTCCAAGGTTCTGATTCTTAACTTTGTAGGAGTAGATGATGATTACTTCTTCTACTTCACCGTTGACGTCGTGATATACGCGGTATTGATTCTTATTGAAGAAATAAATCTGATATTTAAGTTTCGGATCCGGACGGAAGTAGAAAAGCCCACTGCCATCGATCAAAAAGTTCCTGATAATCGCTGGAAAACGAATATCAAGCCTGTTTAGGGCAATGATATCGTGCAGAAACTTTGTACGTCCTTTAAAAGTATCCTGATCGCAGTAGAAAGCGAGACCCTTCTTAATCATAAGAAGAGTCATCTGCTGTAAATGACTCAAAACAACCATCGTGGACGATTGGTTGCTTCGATCTTGAGTGCGTGACGCCTCTAAGATCTCATTAAATCGGGTTCGAGTCTCAGAAGAACTAGACATCTATACGCACGGGATAAATTGTACCTTTCAGGGCTCATTTCTTAGAGCTTTTGGCCTTCGCTTTACGAGCTTTAGCAAGAGCACGTTCGCGAACTTCTTTCTTGCTTTCTGAATCACCCTTTTCAGAAGCTTCCTTCTCCTCATTCTTTTTCTTGAACTTCTCCAGAAGCTCGGGAGGCATTTTGTCAGCCATCGGGAAGAAGATAATTTTTTACTCTTTCCAGTTTAACTGCTTCCTCAGGCAAATCTTCAACGGGGTATGAAGTCAACAGATGGTCTTCTCGCCCAAGCATGTCTGTTTTGCCTTCTTCAGGTACAAAGTCGTCACAGAGTTTCTGTACTTCAGGTTTATCCCAGATGTAGTACTCAGCGATTGAACGTAACTTGAGTTTTCGTTTGTCGGCATCGCCCATCCACGACAAGTGCCAACCTGCATCACGAGTGCCGAAGTAACGATTGTCGGTTGAAGCCCTCATCGAAGACAAAGTTCCGAAGGCTTTGAGCTTTTCAACAGTGGATACAACACCACACCGCCAATCGAAGAGCTCACCCTCTGGTGAAACCAACTGACGATCGGCACGTCCGTAATGCATGCTCATGCTGAGCCGGACGATCTTGTCCTTCTCTTCCTCAACTACCTCAAGGAGTTCGGGAAACTTCGAGGGGTTGGCGATCTCATCACAGTCACTGCAAATAAATACAGTGTCGTCAGGCATCATATGCAGACCAACGCCAAGAGCGTCACGCTGACCACGCTCGCGAATCCAGGGATCTGGCGCTTCTTCGTAAGTCGGAAGCTCTACGTGGAGGACTTGGATCTTCTCTTCGGGAAGCCCAAGCTCGCGAATCGTGTCTAAACACGTGAATTCCTTATCCTCACCTCGGTGGGTCCGGTTCGCATCAGTAATAAGGAACCCGTCGACGTGGTCCTCAAGAGTACGGATACGAAGCTCTAAAAGTTCTTTCTCGTTGAAATATGTAAATGCGTCGATCAGCATCTGACAGATTTAACTGCCAACATACTAGCCGCGATCTGCTAAATATTTCGCGACCTTGGCACGAGCCCTGATCACTGAGTTTTCAGTGGGTTCAGGTGCGTCGTCGTTGTACTGCTCCGACGGTTGAGCAGGGTTTTCAGGATTTGGAGAATAGTTCAGATCTGTGCGCTCATCCTCAAGTTCTTGAGTAAAAGCTTCTGTGGATGGACGATTAACACGGCGCTGCTCATCAGCAGCACGCATGTTCATGTCATACGCTTGAGAAAAACCGTAAGCAGCGCGGTCGTAAGGATTCATTTACTTAGAAGAGAACGATGGCACCTTGGATAGACCCACCACTAATGGCAGTCAAACCCCACTCTAGTTTTTGATCGCCTACTAAGTTTTCTATGTGAATATATTGTCCGGGTCCATCGTTAAATTCGACGTAAACGTCGTCTTTACCTGAAGAAGCCTTAGCTTCGATAAATACACAACGACATGTTGAAAATTTTTTCTCTCCATCCGAAGGCGTCCACAGAAATCCGCTTGCCATAGGCAATGAGTTCTGCTGCCCGTATGTAGAGCCGAATGCTCGGATATCCATTACGAAAAACTGTTTAAATCAATCCTAGCTCTTTTTACTCGTCAGTCGATTTAAATACCAAGCAGCTTTCTCAAGATCCTGATTACCGTTCTTGAGTCTCTCGCGAGAAACGTATTTAAGAACGTTTCCCTTACAGAACCCACGAAACTCTTCCTCTGTAAGAACCGACTCTAAATAGTCAATGGTCTCGATAGAACCAGAGGTGTAGTGATTGGGATGGTTGACGAGATCTTCTGCCATGTGAGGTTGTGAGGTAGCTGCGAGTTGCACTCGTCGTTCAAATTCAGTTAGTACGGAATCCAAAAATTTCCGAGACATCCAAGACGGACCCTAGCTTCTCGCTGAGTTCAACGCTGTACTTTGTATCGAGATGTTCCAGAAGAGCGTAAGGAGGTATTTGTAGTTTGCCTTTGTCAAGAACAACTGGGATAGCACGCTTGTGATCTTGCCCAGGAAGCAGTCCTTCAAACGCAGTTCCTAAAGAACTTCTGTCGGCGATCGGCCAACAACGATGCTGGACTCTTTCAAAACTTTTTACAGGATCTGAACTAGGAGAGTTGATGTACAGATTCGCCATCTCCTGATCAAGGATCATCATGCCCATGTACGGATTGCTGAGTGTCACAAACCCCGCAATCGAATCACTTGGCGTTAACACTGACTGAGATACAAAATCGATATCACCCCAAACCTTTTTCGTAGGCGCGTTTAACTCGATGACCCTGTGATTGTCGAAAGGAACAGTCTTCCCATCAAACTCCTCGAAGCGACAGAACCCAGGCTCCAGATTTAATTTCTTCAGCCGATCCTTCCAGGAATGCCAATAAATAAAATGCTCGCTTTTGAAGAGCATGTCGTTCTCTGAGTATATGTAGTAGTCATACATCTCATTTTTGATCGCCTCCTTAAGCAACGCTTTGTGCGCCCACGTGAGTGAAAAACCTTCGTATTTTTTGTCGGCAACGATCACGTTGATTGAGTTCAGATCAACGTTTGGTTCTAGAAGCTCCTCTAAAGCAGTCTTGTCTCCTTCATGATCGTGGTCGATGTGGATGAAAACGTCCTTGATTCCAGGGATCTCCTCGTAACCCCTAAGGGTTTCTAGCAGGACATCGAATCGGGCAAGAGGGTTGTGGGCAGTGACGAAGATCAGAAACGACGACTCTTTCATCAGTACTCCATTTGGAAGTTTCCTCGACGCTGCAGAAAACACATCAGGTGTGTGTACGCATCAAGAAGATCGTCGTGCGAGGTAGCTCCGATATTGATCAGCTGATCGAACAGTTGATCGAACTTTCGATACCGGTTGAAGACGACCTTCTTGTTTTCGAGCAGTCCTAGTGTGCCCCTAAATCGGGAGATTTTGTCACCTCTGAAACCTTTAACTTCATGAATATGCAGGTTTCCCAAACCCCACTCATTCAGCATGATTCGTTTGAGGTCGGCAGCCAGAGACGCCTGATAGGCAACGGATTCTACGACCAACGTGCATGTTGAATATGTCGGGAAATATTGTCCCTCGGCATTCTCTTGGAGGATTCCCCACTCCACGAGCATCTTCGCGAGTAGATCGATTTTCTCCAAGTTTCCGATAGACCGCACTTGGTGAGCATCAACGATGTAGTACTTATCTTTGAACTTTCCTCCGAGGACGAACGCGGTGTAGTCGGACGTCTCGTTCTTACTCGCTGATAGGTCGATGCCAACTGCCAGGCTGTCGAACTCGGTAACCACATCGCCTTTGACCAGCAGGTCTGGCGAGAGGATCAGATCCGAGGTCATCACCGGCTGCTGCTGGTACTGGAAGGCAAAAGCAACCGGATCTAATTCTTTTTGACCCTGGAGATAATCGACACTCCACTGCTCAGGCCAGTAGCTGACTGCTTCTCCGTCTTCGTCATACGTAAGGGCTTCTTGCTGAACTTGCTTCCATCCCTTACTCGGGATGAACATCGTCTTGTGAATATCGAGTGGGTGGAATCGGGTGCCCAGACAGATCGATCGACCGCCTTCGAAAATAATCGGGGCAATAACCGAAGACCAGTTGTTGTTCATCTCCGCCCTAATCGACGGGTTCTTGATGTCCGTACTCGACTTGATAGGGTCATCCACGATGACGAGGTGAGCACGTTTCGAGGTGATACTGCCTCGCAGTCCGGCAGCCCTCAGCGTGAATTCTTCGTCGCCCACGCGGCTGATGCCTGCGTAATCGAAGTCGATACTCCAACCAATATCCGACTGCATCCCTGCCCGCAACTGGACTTTGGGGAAAATCTTCTTGAACGTAGAAGAGTCAATAATCTGCTTGATGATTCGACTTTTCGGAATAGCCGTGGCGATGTTGTACGAGCAATAGATGATCTGGAGCGGTAACCCAGCCGTAGTATGTCGCCCGATAATCCAGGCGGTGAACATGTTTAGAACGGTGGATTTCGCACTCCCTCGTGGCGCGAGGATGTCAAGATTAGGCCCTGCAATATCAAGAAGGTATCTGTTGCTCTCTCCAGTGATCAGGTGTTTATGCCACTCCAACATATGCGCCGCAGGCGCTTTATCCATAATTGTACAGAACGTATG